GGAATTTACTTCCTCTGGGGTTTTTTAATTGACACAAATTGGTTTTGGTAGTATAATACATACATACAGACACAAAAGGAGCTTACTATGTTAGAAGACAGCAAAATGTGGGACATTAAACCTTCGACTTTGGCAGAAGCAGTGGCCCGTGTAGAAGCAGGTCGTAAACTCTACAATAAAAACAGCGGCGAACCTAGATTAGACTTCCGTGGTATGGTTAAGATGATGGAAGAAAGTGTTCCAGTATGCGGCAACGAAGAAGATGCCGCTTGCCTTAATGCATTGGCCAAGGACTACCAAAAAGCATTGAAGCAGTTCCAAAAAGATTACTTTGCAAATTTGGCAAAAACAGCGGATCCTAAATTGGTCAAGGCCATTGTAGAAGATCCGTTTGCGTTTGAAGAATAATTGACACAAATTGGTTTTCGTGCTATAATACATTTTTAGTTAACAAAACAGGAGTTTGTAAATGGCTAATGTAACTGTTTTTGCTGGTGAATATCGCGGCACTAAAGTTCGCAATGAGACTTTCCGTTTGGTATCAGATGTTAAATCTGGTGCTAAAGGTATGTATGTTACAGTACAAGATAATGGTACTCTTGGCTACAAAGACAAGAGTGTTCGTATTAAAATTAAAAGCATGGAGGATATCACAGTGAGTGGTCAAACTATTGCTGACATGTCAAATAGTCAGCGTCGCAAAGCAAATAAAGACGACAATGTCTTTTCTTTGGTAACAACTAAAGAGCCAGAAGTGTACACCGAAACAGATGAGCAGGCCATTGAGCGCATCCGTGAACGCTTTGACATTCTAGAAGAAATGACAGAAGGTACTACAACAGGTGCAGTTCGTGCTATGATTGTCAGTGGCCCTCCAGGCGTAGGTAAATCTTTTGGTGTTGAGAAGAAATTAGAAGAAGCCAGTTTGTTTGACAAGATGGCCAGTCGTAAAAATCGTTTTGAAGTTGTTAAAGGTGCAATGTCTGCTCTAGGACTGTATGCTAAACTTTACAAGTTCTCAGACGAAGGCAATGTACTAGTGTTTGATGACTGTGACAGTATCTTGCTAGACGACTTGTCGTTGAACATTTTGAAAGCGGCTTTGGACAGTTCTAAGAAGCGTACAATTTCTTGGAACACAGACAGTCGCATGTTGCATAGTGAAGGTATTCCAGATCGCTTTGACTTTAAAGGCAGTGTGATTTTTATCACTAACATTAAGTTTGAGCACGTTCGCTCCAAGAAGTTGAAAGATCACTTGGATGCATTAGAGTCACGTTGCCACTATTTGGACTTGACAATGGACACTCAGCGTGACAAGTTCCTGCGTATTAAACAAATTGTGCGTGATGGCATGTTGGACAGTTATGATTTTGAAGATGGTGCCGCACAAGAGATTGTAGACTTTATGTGGGAACAGAAGAATCGTTTGCGTGAGTTGAGTTTGCGTACAGTTTTGAAGATTGCAGACCTGCGTAAGATGTCTGAAGGTAACTGGCGTCGTCTTGCAGAGACTACAATTTTGAAACGTGCAGAAGTGTGCTAAACAAAAGGTGAGTTTATGGATGTTGACGCTATTGTTAAAAGTGTGCTAGACTTCAATGATATCGAAGCAGAGATTATCACCAAGCAGTTCCGGTATTACAAAGACATACACAAGTTACTCAAAGGCATTTATATTTTAATACAGGGCGAAGAAGTTGTGTATGTTGGTAAAGGCAATATTGCTGATCGCCAACGTAAACATTGGAAAAAAGCCAATGGCGACCTTAAGATTAAAGATCCAGAAGGATGGCATTGGCTAAACAAGCATGTTGAAATTACACCAAAAGATTGGACTATCAAATATCTAATCTTACATAAGCAAACCGAATTAAGTGCGGTAGAGGGATGTTTAATCCATAAACTTAAACCATTAGCAAACAACGAAACTTTTATTGACGAAGGCAGAACATTATGAGTAACTTAGCTTTTATTACTAAACCAATGACTTACGCAGAACTGCGTAACTCTAGATTCAATACAGACACTTCAGTTTTTGTTTCTGTCAAACAGCGATTTGATGATTATTGTGCATTGGTGCCAGGCGCAGCCACTCAAATGAACAATGCTATCAAAGAGTTTAAGTCAAAGTTTCCAAATTTGACTTGGGAACAAATTGAATCTCAGTTAGTGGAAGCAAGGAGCTGTAAGCTGTCCGAAATTCGAATCGACGACACAATGAACCGTCCATTGGATTGGGAACATGTGCGTAAAATTGTAAAGAATTTTTGCCCTACACGTGTCATGCCAGTTAACGTATACAAGGACACAAATGCTAATGGTAGTTCGGTAGCGTGGGATGGGCAACATACTAGCGTGACACTTTATGTTATTGGTGTGTTGATTTTTGGACAGCCAATTGGTAACATTATGGTACCGATTAACATTTCCAAAGCTACTAGCAAAGAAGAAATTCGTATCAACTTTATTGAATTAAACGGCGAATCCAAACTTCCCTTGAGCCCGCTAGATTTGTTTGAGCAAAAAATTTATGGGCATATAGTTGACAAGTCTAATCGCCCAGACTGGGAACTAGCCGCTAACAAATTTCGAGCATTAGAAGAGGCTAATATCTTTCTAACTTCGGAATCATATCGTGACCAAGATCAAGATGGTGCTATCACGCACGTTGCGTCAATTATTAATAATGATTTAGACATTGTACAAAAGTTTGCTACTTACTGGAAATTCCGCAGTCAGCTTGAAAACCGTCGTGTGGAAAGTAAAGAGTTGATTCATATGATTTACATGTTCAATCACGCAAAGTCTGTTGGTATTGATTGGTCCGATGATGACATTGAAAACATCGTGGATATTTTCTGGAAATGTTTTGCTTGTGAATTTACAGGTACCCAACATATTAACATCTTTTGGAAAAAGTTGGCTATATCATATGATATTTGGTACAACAAAGTTTATGGCAAAGTTGACGAAGACTATCGACCAAAGTATTTGCCAATGACAAACGGCGGTGTTCATCAAGAAACTTTTGGATTGAAGTTTATGCTTAGTCAATTGGAAGTGAGCGGCTTTAAAGGTGAATTGCCAGAGTATGAGCATCCAGCTGGTTATAAGCCACGCAAAGAAGACTTGTGGAAAATCTAAAAGTGTGTTATACTAGTTAAATGAACAAATATACAGACTTTCCAGAACAACCTCGCATTATGCCTAATGCAGAAGGCGAGGCATTGTTTCAAACAATGCTTAAACAAATTGCAGACTATAACCCCGATGAAATCGTAGCAGTTCATCGCAGTGGTTTTAGTTATGCAATGTGGGTAGCGCAAATCCTTAAACTACCATTAGGTGTTTACTTTCCCAAAAAGCCACAGCTTAATTTGGATTCTAAACCTAAGAAAGTTGTCTTTGTTGATGATAACATTTTAAGTGGATCTTCATATAAAGGTGCTAGGGAATTTATGAAAACATCATACCCTGACATCGAGTTTAAATGGGCAGTATTGTTTAGTGATTGGAATGCTACTCCTCAAAGTGTGCGTGATGAGATCATTCAAGGTGCTAGACTACCTTACTTTGCAGAAGAGCCAATGTGGGGCAGTCGTAAAGTTAGTGCAGACTATGGAGTGAGATTTCGAGATGAGTAAGATTGCTTTTGACATTGACGGCGTATTAGTTCCTGACTGTGACAAGTTTCCCAAACTAGGTGGACTTGATGCGTTTTATGCAATGTCAACATTCATGAGACCATTGTTTAAACCCATGGGAGAGTGGTATGCTATTACTGCTAGAGAAGCACAGTATAGGCCATATACAGTAGAATGGATTCGTAAATACTTTACAAACAAACCCGTTGAACTTTGGCATGAAAGTGATAGTGTAAATCCATCAGAGTACAAAGCAGAAGTTATCAATAATAATGGTATTACAAAATACATTGAAAGTGATATTACTATTGTTGAATATTTAAGAAAGCATACTCAAGCAGAGATTATACATTTTGACGAGTTTTGTAGTAAAAGTTTTGAGTAACTACTTTATAAAAAGCAAGCTATTAGCTTGCTTTTTTGTGACCAAGTGTGTTATACTATGTCTATGACATCTTGTACAATACATATTAAAGACGAAGTTAACATTAAGATTTCAGACCTTGCAACTACAACAAGACGCAAACTAGAAAAAGAATTTAAGTACTTCCAGCCATGGGCTTATCATAGTCCTGCATATAAACTAGGTCGCTGGGATGGATGCGTTAGTTATTTTAGTTTAGGTGGTACCACATTCTTTAATCTTTTAGATAGAATACTTCCTATTTTGGTCGATGAAGGTTATAACATTGAAATCAATGACCAAAGAACTAATCATAATTTTCAATTCCTCGAAGTAACAGAAACAACGCATGACCAGACTATATGGCCTAAAGGTCACGTCAACGAAGGTGCACCAGTTCTACTACGTGATTATCAAGTAGATGCCATTAACAAGTTTCTTAACAACTTGCAATGTATTCAAGAAATTAGCACTGGCGCAGGCAAAACAATTACAACAGCTACGTTGAGTAAAAGTGTGCAGGACTATGGTAGAAGTTTAATTATTGTTCCTAATAAAGATCTAGTTAAACAAACATTAGAAGATTATGAATTATTAGGTCTTGATGTCGGAGTCTACTTTGGTGATAAAAAAGAACTAGGCAAGACACATACAATTTGTACATGGCAAAGTCTTAACATTTTAGAAAAGCGTTTTAAAGATGGTGAAAGTCCTTTAAGTTTAGCAGAGTTTGGTCAAGACCTGATAGCAATTATTGTAGACGAGGTTCATCAAGCCAAGGCAGATGTACTCAAGGCATTGCTCAGTGGCCCATTCTCAAATGTTCCCATTCGATGGGGACTGACTGGCACTATTCCTAAAGAAGAATTTGAAAAAGTTGGATTGATATCAACATTGGGTCCTGTGGTAAATAAGATTGCTGCCAAGGATCTACAGGATCAAGGGGTATTGGCTAATTGTACAGTTAACATAATACAGTTACAAGAAACAGCACAATACCAAACATATCAAGAAGAACTGACATTCTTAACAACAAATACTCGTCGCATTGATTTTATTGCTGAGTTTGTTAAAGGCCTTGCCTTGTCAGGAAACACGTTAGTATTAGTAGATAGAATTAAAGCAGGTGAATTACTCTGTGAAAGAATTCCAGATAGTGTATTCGTCAGCGGCGCAATGAAAACAGGTGATAGAAAAGAACACTATGATGAAATTAAAGAGAGTGATGGCAAGGTTATTGTGGCGACTTATGGTGTGGCCGCTGTGGGTATTAATATTCCTCGTATTTTTAATCTGGTTCTTTTGGAACCCGGAAAGAGCTTTGTTAGAGTTATACAAAGCATTGGACGAGGTATTAGACGTGCTCAAGATAAAGACCATGTAGAAATTTGGGACTTGACGTCAAGTGCAAAGTTTAGTAAGAAGCATCTTACTACAAGAAAGAAATACTATGAGGATGCATCATATCCTTATAAAATCGAGAAAGTGAAATACCTATGAATATACTAACTTCAGATAATGAAGCCTTTGAGTTGAATTCTTTACCAGAAGAAGTAGAGGATTTACGTTATGGAGTTCTCGATTGGAACGATCCAAAGAATGTAGATTATCATTTTGTTCCATTGATCTTCATGGAAACATTTCATGCACCTGCGGCTGTATTAAAAATCGGAGAATATATTATTCAAGTGCCCTTAGATTGGTATATTGTCATAGGTGAAAAAGATCATGGAGATCCTGAGATTGTTCCTATTATGAACATCAATGATCGTGGTTTTAGTGCATTCACATTTAATCCTATTAGTAGTTTTAGGTTGGACTTTCAGCCACTGGAAATCATCAATGTATTTCAAGATATTCGCTGGTATACTCCTAAACTAAAACATGGACATATTCTAGCAGTACCACTCGAAGGTGGAGATAAACCCTTGTGTGCTTATTTTGTCAAAGAAACAACCAAGCTGCCGGAAGTGTTATCCATAGACAAGATGTATTAAAAAGCGTATAATACAGTATGGCAACAAAAGCTCCGATGTTAGATATGTTTAAGCGAGTACTTCCAGCTTTGGATACTCGTGATAAAAAACTCTACGAAAATCTCAGTGAAGAAGAAATGAAAGGGTTTAGTCCTTGGCTTGTTCAAAGATATTTGAGCAGTGCCGAAAGTGCCAATAATGCCATTATCGAACATTACTTGATTATGACCAATGACATTGTTAATGTTAACTTCAGCGAAGTCAAAGATCCTGAAATGATTTGGAAGTTAATGAGTATGGTAGGTATTGGAAAAACTCTCAAACATCCATACATTGCTCCTGGCGGCGGCAAAAGAAAAAAGAAAAATGCTTTTAGATCCTGGCTCAGTGAACAGAATCCTCACTTAGATGATCAAGAGTTAGATATTTGGATCGGCAACTTAGATAAAAAATCCGCAAAGGATATGTTAGAACAATATCATGTTAAAGACAAAGATGTTATATCTAGTGCCAATGACTTATAAATGTATATATTGTAATAAAGATTTTGTCCGTGAA